CCTTGCCATGTACCAAGCCGTTGAAGGAGTGAGCAATGAGTGACACCAACAAGGAGATGGCACTGCTTGTCAGCAACCTGCTGATAAAGCAAGCGCTTGAGTCTCGGGCAAGAAAGCCTGAGTCAGTCTGGCTCCCTCATTCGTTTGAAGAAGCCGAGGCCAATGCAAACTTGTTCGCAAAGACACAACTACCTATGACAGACCCCGAGCGCAAGCGCAACCTGATACGTGCGTACGACCGTGTAAAACAATCAAGGGAGACATACCATGTATGACGACGGCGACTACGGTGGGATAGATGAGTTCATGTACTGGGTGACGCTTGTCATCCTCTTTCTGATGACCATCGTCTTTTTGGGCGCGGTGGCCGGGTTTATGTGGGCCATGCTATGAACACCGAAGAAGACGAATTCCGCAGGATCGAAGCAGAGGCGCTGCGCTTGTGGGCGGCTCAAACTGACGATGATGACGACACACAGATTTACAAGAAGCCGTGGCAGGGGCTGACGATTGAGGAGATTGGGGATATTTTCAACAACACCCCCAACCCCACTGAAAAGGTGGGGCCATTTGTCATTCGGTTTTCCCGAGCCATTGAAGCCAAACTCAAGGAGAAGAACACATGACTAAGCAAGAAATGTTGAAAATCCTACGCCTACTGTCGGCGATAGAGAGCGTGATGCTTGCCAATAAACAAGCCATACCCGACTACTTGTTTGAGCAGATTGACGCTGCGGTAGTAGTGTTGGAACGAGAGATACTGAAATGACACGAGATGAGATCATCCTCATAGCAGACGCCTCCGGGCTGTCGTTCTACGGCATGGGTAAAGATAGGGAGAAGTTTATCTATTACCTTGAAGCCTTTGCCAACCTTGTTGCTGCTGCGGAGCGTGAGGCTTGTGCAAAACTGTGCGAGGCACAAGGTGAGTACGGCTGGCAGCAATACGCTGACGCCATCAGAACAAGGGGACAAGCATGACTGACCTACGACAAGCCGCGCAGCAGGCGCTGGATGCGTTAAGAGAGTTTGGCTATCACGGTAGTTCGCCAAGGTGGGAGCGTACCGCTAATGCCCTAAAAGCCGCCCTGGCACAGCCAGAGCAGGAGCCGGTCGCGTGGGGAGTGTTTGAGGGCAATCTGCATGATATGTTTTTTACGCAAGAGGAAGCGCGGGAAATGGCACAGCTCAAAGGAAGTCATGCCGAAGTGCGGCCCCTCTACACCATCCCACCACAGCGCCCGTGGCAGGGGCTGACAGATGAGGAAATTTGGAGCGCAGACCCTCGAATAGGGACATCAGACTCAAATGTCAATCCATATCAAATACTCAAAAGCGCCCGAGCCATCGAGGCCTTGCAAATACTCAAAAGCGCCCATGCCATCGAGGCCGTGCTGAAGGGGCGCAATCATGGATAACTGGCCATTCCCCACCGATCTGCCACCAGCCCAGCCAAGCAAGCCAATACCCTTCAATCCAGATAATTTTGAGGAGGCACCGTGGTATAATATCTAACAACTGAAAGCGAAGAGAAACCGACTCGGTTTCGACCGGCACGCCCGGGTACATCAAACAACACGGAGAGAAATTATGAGAATTTACATTGTCCGCAACACCTACGGGGTGCGGCTGGTAAAAGCCAACTTGCGCCAACAGGCCCTGAGCCACGTTGCCAGCACGGAATACACCGTTGGCGTAGCGTCGCAGGATGATCTAGTCGAGCAAATTACTGCCGGGACACCCATTGAGCAGTACAACGCCGGAGAAGAAATGGTTGAGGGTAGCGAGTCGCCGGGGAACTGATAAGGAGATTCATGTGACCCAGATCTTTAGCCCAGATTGGACAGCGTGGATCAAAACCAATACGGATGCGGGTGTCAAGCAGGATGTCATTTTTAAAATTTTGCTTGAGCACGGCTTTGATCACGCGGACATCCAACAAAAAATTGGTTTCACGCCAAACGTGCCTTTGGGAAAGCCGCTGCAAATTCATCTCTCCAATGCTGCAAATCTTTCCACAGACTTGGCAGAATTTTATGTTTTAGATGATTTTTTGAATCATGAAGAATGTCAAGAACTATTTAAGATTACTCAATCCTCAATGGTGCCCTCTCAAGTAAATGACCAAAATTCAGTGGATTTATCTAGTAGTTTTCGCACCAGTATGACATCTCATCTTAGTACCTTAGATAATAATTTTGTCAAGTCCATTAATTCAAGAATTTGTAATACAATTGGTATTAATGACTCTTATTCTGAGGGGATTCAAGGACAGTATTATACGGTGGGTCAAGAGTTTAAGCCCCATCATGATTACTTTGGTGATAAACTCTACCACCTCCCTACAAAGACACAAGGCGAGCGCACCTACACTTTCATGGTCTATCTCAATGATGTGGAGGAGGGTGGGGAGACGGAGTTTTCTCTTTTAAATATTAAAATTAAACCACAACTAGGCCGTGCAATTATTTGGAATAATCTACATTCCAACGGTAACCCCAATATTAATACCATGCACCAAAGCCATCCTGTCATTAAAGGCACCAAGTGTATTATTACTAAATGGTTTAGATCCATTGACCGGCAGACCATAAATGGCCGAATGCTGGATTGCCATAATCAGTTATAATTGGGTTAAATCAACGGACGAGGAATAAGGTCATGCCAGAAACCGCCGCAAAGACACCAAAACGCGCTACAGCATCCCCAAAGGCAGTAAGCAAGGGTAAGGTAGCCAAGCAGCCTGTAAAGGGCTCACAAGCCCAAAACAAGACAGGCAAGTACACCCCAGAGCTAGCACAGGAGATCTTCCGCCGCATCAGCATGGGAGAGCCGCTGTTGAAAATCTGTAGGGACGAGACGATGCCAACGCGGCAGGCTGTCTACAACTGGGTTGGTGGCGACGAGTCTCTTGCTTTACAGTTCGCACGCGCCCGCGAAGAGGGCTGCGACGCCATGGCCGAGGAATCACTGGCCATCATGGACGACGAGCCGCTGGCCGTGTTTGACGAGGCCGGCAACAAGCGTTATGACCCCGGCTCGATCAGCTGGAACAAAGGCCGGGCCGAGCACCGCCTCAAGTTGATGGCTTGCTGGAACCCTAAAAAGTACGGCACCAAGGTGGCGCTTGGCGGAGACCCTGCAAACCCCCTCAAGATGGAAGTGCAGGTCGAGTCCGACACTTACCTTGCCGCCGTCATGAAGAACGCGGAGCTCAAGCGGCAAGTTGCTGCAAATGAGTGACATCGCAGAGATTGTCAGCGACCCCGAGGTCCAGCGGCACCTAGCGACTGCCAGCCCTACCTACCGGCTGGCGTGGGCGTGGCGCATGAGCTGGTTCAGCACCCAACACAAGCACCAGATCCTGCCGCCGGGTGACTGGTGGTCAATCTGGCTGATGTTGGCCGGCCGGGGCGCAGGCAAGACCCGCACGGCTGCGGAACAGATCGGCTGGTGGGCCTACGAGCAGCCCGGCACCCGCTGGCTGGTAGCCGCCCCCACCTCGGCTGACGTCCGGGGAACCTGCTTCGAGGGTGACTCCGGGCTGGTAAGCGTGATCCCCAAGAGCTTGGTGGCCGACTACAACAAGACCGCCCACGAGTTGAGATTGCACAACGGCAGCCTGATCAAGGGTATACCCGCATCGGAGCCTGAGCGTTTCCGAGGGCCACAGTTCCACGGAGGCTGGTGCGACGAGCTGGCCGCATGGGACTATCTCCAAGAGGCTTGGGACCAGATCCAGTTCGGCATGAGGCTGGGCAAGCGCACCCGGATGATCTGCACCACCACGCCTCGCCCGAAGGATCTGATCATCGAGCTGATGGGCCGGGAGGGTGACGACGTGGTGATGACCACCGCCTCGACCTACACCAATCTGGCCAACCTGTCAGAGAACTTCCGCAAACAGATCCTGAGCTACGAGGGCACGACCCTTGGGCGGCAGGAGATCTATGCCGAAATTATTGACCCGGAGGAAGGTGGGATTGTCAAAAGGAACATGTTTAAGCTGTGGCCAGCCGGCCGGCCGTTCCCCGCGTTTGAGTACATCATCCAGAGCTATGACGTGGCCACCAGCGAGAAGGCGCAGAACGACCCAACGGCCTGCATCACCTTTGGCTGCTTCAAGCCACAGGATTCCCCCATGAGCGTCATGGTCATTGACTGTTGGCAGGAGAGGATGCAGTACCCCGACCTGCGCCCCAAGGTCATTGAGGAGTACGAGACCGTCTTTGGCGAGGGCAAGGAGCGCAAGCGGGTTGACTTGCTGCTGATCGAGGACAAGAGCGCTGGCATCAGTCTTATACAAGACCTACAGCGTGCCCACCTGCCGGTCCGGGCCTACAACCCGGGGCGGGCGGACAAGATGCAGCGGCTGAACATCGTGTCCAACATCATCGCCCGGGGCCGAGTGTGGATCC